AATATTTAGTTTTTGATTGTGCGAAATGGGCACCAAAGTCAATTATACAAAAATATATAATAATGGTTTTATCTATGAAAGATATATTGCCGGAAAACTTTATTACACATTTTATGAATTTTTTCTCATTATATAATCAAAAGAAAGCAGTCACAAGGAAAAGTATATTAGATATAATGACAAAGAATGTTAAAAATGCTGGATATTCTAAATATTTTAAGCCTTTAGATGGGAATGATGAGGCAGTTTACTTCACCATGTGTTACAGTTTCTGGATGGGTATATTCAACTTTTTAAGCAGTTTATTCCATGCAGGAAATCAACTTTATAATGCTCACATATTGAAAACATTTTTTGCTTCCAGATCTCAGTTGTGTTTATATAATATGTTCGCACATTCAGATGATAGTGCAGGCAAAGTTAACGTTAGTGATGATTCTGTGTTTAGATTATCTTTGCAAATAAATGAAACTTTATTGAAAGGTTGTAATCATATACTATCCATAAAAAAATCTAATGCAGGTTCTAAGTATTTTGAATTTATATCAATTTTATATTTGGATAAAGCCTTAACACCATTGACTTCAAAATTCTTAGGAGATTTAAAGCTAAGTCCAACTGATCATGGTTACACTGTTGATATTAATAGCTGTTACAGTAAATGCATTGAATTAATGACCATGGGTGCAGATTTTTATTATAGCTACATAGTTCTTAAAGTTATGGCTCATATGATTTTTAAATTTTATTTCAATAGAAATCCAGAACCTTCTGATTATAAAAGATTGCCTCAAATTTTCGGAATGTTGGATGTTCATCCTTTACTAGTCTTTCTGTGTGGTAGTGATTCAGATTTAGTTAGATTGCTTATGAATAGAGATAATGTGACATTTAAAGTTCACATGGTTTTGGAAAAGTATTTATTAAAATTCACAGATAAAACAAGTATAATGCAAAGTTTAAAAGCAAACCCAGTCAACTTAAATGTTAGCAAAAAATTGAAGGAGCAACAAGAGGTTCTTCAAAAGGTTTTAGATCCTGAAGCCTTCACTTGGGGTATGAAAAATGTGAATTTCAAAAATACAGCATTGAATACTCTTCAATACTTAAACAATTTATTTAATTACAGTTTCATGTCAGCTCTACAGGATGACACAGTTGTTAGAAGGATTTCGAGGAGTTTTTACTTCAAAGTAGGTAGAGTATACACTACAAATTATGGTCATTTAACACTCCAAGAAGTAAACAAAATCATCAATTCTTTATTCTTGTTCTTTGATGGTCAAATGCAAAATTTATCAAATTATATACCAGAGATATCAGATGAAATAATAGCAGCAGCTAAAGAAGAAACCAATATTGATGAGCCTTTTAAGCAATACTTAAGATTGATGTATAAGGAAACTTTACATTTACTGAGGAAACTTGATACATATGATATTGATAATCTTGTAATAGAGCCTTGCAATGTCACAAATAAACCCATTTATTTTGAAATATTAAACACTGATTTCCTCATTTTGAAAAATGTTGAACCTGTGTCTTTTGTAAACTGGTTTATAAATGATAGAACTAAACCCTTATTGCCTGACACAAGAAATTACCAGAATTTATCCAAAGAATTTAGCAGATTACTAAAAGCTAAAAAATTAGAATTAAAAGACCTTAAAGAGTCAGACTTAGTTAAAATAGTTTCAAAATTGTCTTCTAGATCTGTTAAATCTAGTTATCTTTACTCTTTTGTACCTTCAGAAAAGAGACAAATTAAAACACAATCAGATTTAACAACATTACTTAGTTATAACAGTATTAAAAATCATATGATTAAGAACATAATAAGCCCGATTGGGAAAACTTTTTATGGTATGGAGGAAAATTTTCAATTCAACACTAAACTTGATATATTACAGGATTTAACAATGTTATTCAATTTTCTGATAATTAGTGAAAGAAAGGCAATAACTGTGAACTTAGATTTAATCATTTTTAATCCTTTTGACCGGGAAGAACAAGATTCTATAATACATTTATG